CAAATTCTTCAAAAAGGATAGACATCAACAATATTAGGAATGCCGTTGATATGGCGCGCATTTCAGACATTGGAGCTGTGTCTGACATTGAACCTACCTTGAAAATTGTCTCAAAAGCTTTGGACAGTGAAAACGGATTCACATTTAATCAAATTCATGCGCTTCGTCAAATCATTGATGATCAAAGATCGTACAACAGTCTTCCGGGAAGTGCGGGCCTGAATGATACCATTCTTGGCCAATTGCGCGATGCTGCCACAAAAGACATGAATTCATACGCTCAGATGGTTGGCGGAACGAAGGCTGTTCAAAATTTGGCAGATGCGAATGCAAAAGCGCAACAATTATATGACCTGCGCGACAACATTTTTAAAGTTGTTGGAAACCCGAATGCAAACGGTCCGGGAGCAAAACAATCTTCTTCAATTTATTCCAACATCATTTCTTCGGCGTCGGCCAAAAAACCGAATATTGCATACCTTGCGCCTCTTGAGAATGTTGTTAACAATTACGACCCCGAAGCATGGAGCATGCTGTCAAAGACGTATGCGAATAGTCTTGCTCCAAAAGGACAATTTTCGTTTGAAAATTTCAATAAGTTTTACAACGACGCACTTCATCCAAAGGGCAAAGATCTTCTCTTCGGCCCCGCTGGTCAAAACGAAACAAGAAACATTCTTGATAAAATCAATCTTCTTGGTCAAGTCACCGCAGACGGAACTCCGCTTGGCCAAAAACTTGATTCATTGGCGTCAAAGGCTGGATCCAATATTTCTTCAATTGCATTTCCTGAAACATTGGCAGCTCTTGGCGAATCTGCATTTTTGGGAGGTCTGCCTGTTAGAACACTTGGCGCGGCTGGCATAGGGTCAGCAGCCGGTGCATATGGCGCAAGAAATATTGCAAAACCTCTTTCGAAAAACCAGCCTCCTATAGGTGTTCAAATTGCGCGCGAAGCCGTTCAAAAGGCAACGCCTGCATTGGGTGCTCAAGTAACTGCGCCAAATCTTGGGCCAGCCGTCAAAGGCGCAACAATTTATGGTGGAGCAAAAACTATCAATGCGTTACCACCTGAATTTTGGGGCGCGGCGGGAGTGTTGGGCCAAAAATTTATTGGTGAAGCCTCCGGCGGTCGCATCGGTCGAAAGACAGGCGGCATCGTAAAGAAAAATCCAAAAGCCGAAGCCGAACGCTTGATAAAATTGGCCGATAAGTTAAAAAAGGATGAAGGCTCTAAAACGGAGCCTTTGCTGAATTTGGATGACACTACCGTCGCCAAAGCATTGGAAATAGCAAACAGGGGTATATGATGGAAATCACACTTAAATTGACTGTTGATGAAGTTAATGTCGTTCTGGCAGGTCTTGGCAAACTTCCTTTGGAAGTTGGCGTCGCTGTCTACGAATCAATTAAGGCGCAGGCGCAACCTCAGCTTCAACCAGTTCCTGCGGCTCCAGCTGCGCCCGCTGAAGCGCCTACGGCGTAAAATTGTTGTAAGACAATCTGCGGATGATGTAGCCTTGCTGTTTTGCTGAATAGCGGGCTACATCAAACGCGTCGAAGTTGTCTACCAACCACATAATCATCATTGCGAAGATCATGCTGTCGCCGTAGTAGGCGATGATGTCGTTTTCAGGATCAAAATCTGACAAGCGATCCGCGACACGATGCTCAAATCGATTTACATGCTCGGGACCAATCAAATTATCAAACATCGGCATATCGCAAACATACACGATCGATGATGCCAAGAGCGCAAGATCTTCCGGATCGAACCTAAAGCTCGGGTTCGGGACAAATACTCGGCTGTATTTTTTCATCTACAAATTCCTGTTTTTCTAACCAAAATTGCCACAAAGGCATTTCACTTTTAACGTCCGCAAGAAGTTGAACGGCTTCGTCATACTCCATGCCTTCGTCTATTAACATAGACCCTCGGCTCAAGAAACCTCGTTGTTCACCCATAAGGCGATAATAGGTCATTTTGACATATCATTTAATCGACGTTGCAATTCTGTGAGGCCAGCCAGTGCATTGTCTCGTTGTGTCTCAAGCTTCACGACGATCTTTTCCAATTCGGTCACGCGCCGCCTCAGATCAATGATGTGATCCATTGTAACTTTGTCCGCATGGCGGTCGGTTGGGGCGTAGGGCCCCAACCATCCTTTCTCTGTCATCAATTATCTCCAATAATGCCTTTTATATCCATTGCGACAGTCGGTAGGTTTGTCGGTGATCCATCACCGGCAAGACGAGCATACCCAACAATGTCGTCCCAATGATCGCGGAAATCTTGATCGCCACTTAAAATGCGAGAAATTTTCAATGCGACCATTTCAAGCGATTCTTTTTGCATGTCGGTCAACTTCTGCCAGTTCCTGCCGCTACGTATTACATCTTTAAGCGACTGGCTCAGACCAGCATTTTCCAAGAAGTTGCCGTGAGTTTTTTGACGAGTAGCCAAAATGTTCATTTTGTTCTCCAAATGAAATTCTTGATTCTGGTATATAAGCTCAATTTCTGCGGTTGATATTTTTTCTCCTGTTTGACTTCGTGCCAATTGTGCGTTTTGCCCGTCAAACCTTGACGGTAAAACAATTCTGCCAAGATGTCGTAACGCTCTTCCCAACCACGAATGACTTTCCGAAGACGTCTCTCTTCTGATTGGGTCCCAATCAACGGTTGTTCCTCGATGATGTCCCATCTACGATCCTCGCTCCTGCGGGCGTTATTATTGTTCTCTCCTCTCAACAAAGCATTCTCAACCTCAAGGTCCGCGACGCGCCGTTTGAGGCGTTCATAATCCAATGTCGTTGGCATCATTTCCAATCCTTTGGCTTCACAAGGCGATACGTGTTGCCCAATTGGCCTCTTACGCCTTTTTCAAAATAATTCTCGACTTTGATTGCGCCGAACTCTTGCAGTTTCCACACTTGATGGCGAACAGTCCACCGAAGGGCGTTAACCTCATCTGCCATCTCTTCATATTTTCCAGAAAATTCTTCGTATCCATATTTGTAAAACAATTTGATCCAGAGGATCTTAGCCGGTGCGCTAAGACCCTCGTGATTAACTGCTGCCATAATTGTGTTTAGCATTATGCCTCCTTCTCATATTTAGGGCGCAACCTTTTAAGACGCTTTATCGCATTCTCGGGATACGTCCTGCTAATATGCAAGATTGATTTAATTTGTTCAATCTTGCGGCGTCTGTCTCTGCGACTTGATAAATCGCTGATGACAAATTCATTTTCAAAATCATTCATTGCAGAAACGGTTTTGAGGCATGCTCTAACAACACTGTCGCGATCCATATCATCAACAATTGATACGCTCATCAGGATGTCGCCCTGCCTCTCGGCATTGCTTGGTGGCACCCCGACCATCCTCGGTCGGGGGCCCAGCCCAAACTCATTGATATATTCATTTACAAGTTCCTGAAGCGTGATCGTAGCTTCCATCAAAACGATTGATTGATCAATCATCTTACTCCCCTTTCTTTTTCTTTTTGTCGATGACTTTCACAACAGTGAAGGTGTTGCCATCCATCTTGCATGCCGAATAAAGTTTGAACTGCTCGGCGGTCACGCCATACAGACGTTCCATTTTTTCAAAATCAGTGATGGAGCGCTGGGACAAATACACATGAACGTCGCGCTCGGAACCTTCATGGATGCCCATGTTGTATTCTGCCTCGACGGCCTCTTGCAAAGCCTCGTAGGCAGCCTTGGCTTCCTTATATGCGGCTTCGGCGTCGATGAGCTGGTCGAGAAGGGAACGGTTTGACATTTAAAATCTCCATCTAAATTTGGATCAGCACCGCGCTGATGAGTATTGTATAGCGGGCATTTTATTGCCCGTCAACACCTTTTATGAAATTTATTGCAATTATTTGCATGACCATCCCTGTCCACGACAGCATGCCAAAAAAACCTAATATTTCAGCGATTTCTTGCCTACCCATAGTTTTTCCACTTCCCGTTTCACATATGGCCGAACCAATTTCGGCAACTCATTAAGGGCATCCAGTCTATCATTTCTCGTTTCCTTGGCCATAATTTTTTTTGCGGCCAAATAAATGGCAAACGAACACGCCGACCGAATCGATCCTGTTTGATCAGCAAGATCTCGGCGTCCCGCAATCACGTCATCAATAATTTCGCTTGGCCTGCCATTCGGCCATGTAATCGGTGAAAGCGTCCCACGCGGCCTCTGCACCAAGCGCGACGCAGACGAACGAACCTGCTTTTTTTGACGCATCTAAAAACTCCTGTTGTCCTTCTTGCCATTTTGATTTTGTGTGATCTCGGCGCTTGATTTCGCAAACAAACGACGGAAAGCCCGGTATGATAATATCAGCCGCGCCCTTGGTCATGCCCTCGGCGCGCTCAAATGCGGCTTTGGCCCACGTTCTCTTTCCTTCATTTCGTGGATGCAGCGCAATCAACCCCCACGAATTTGCATATTGCTTCCTTAGCCGATTAAAAAATGTCACCTGCTCCATCGTTTCGCTGGGGCACTCACCTCTGTATTGCGTATCGCCATACACCGGCAAATCACTTGGGAATTTCATCTGCTCTCCTGTTGTATGCGTACACCTTGTAGAACTTGGTGTCCTGATCCTTCGCGTAGGTTATCGTTTCAGGAGGCTGCCCGCCAAGCCCTAAAAACATGCTGCGCTCTTGAAAACCTTTAGACCATGTGGGCTCTTTGAAAATCCAAAATGGAAACGATCGATAAGGTGTCGTGACATTGATGCGCCAGCACTCGCGCCCCGATTTGCTTATCGTGCTGCTGACTTCCCAATTGATCACCTTGTCAGTCTGACGCCGCGTCGGATCGGCCTTCATTTCTTTGAATGCCGCTACAAGCTTCTCATTGGGGTCGACAATTTCGCCCTTGCACTCGGCGCAGTATCGCGCCGCTATGTCATTTTCGGCCTCGCAATGCGGGCACTGCTTAAACGTGTATCTATACCCGCACTGAGTGAGGTTGCCCGCGACCAATACTCGACTATTACATCTTCTGCCATAGTGTGCCGGGACGTCCCCGTATTCTGACTGAATTGGTTTGCCGTCGAGATCACAAAAGTACCCAGAAGGGCTGATGGCGAACCCTGAAGGATTAGGCCGCGCTTTGTATTCATTTTCTACCTCGCATATTGGACATTTGCATTTGATGTATTGGCCCTCTTCCTTAGCCTTGATCGTTCTGATGCTTGGGTCAAACACGTCGCCGTCTGGGCAGTGTCGCTCAATGTTCTCGGCGTAGTCGAGGATCAAGCAATCTTCTTTCCCGTCGCACAGGCGTAGCCCCCGACCGATGATCTGCTGCAGGAGGCCGACTGATTCGGTCGCCCGAAGCATGGCGATGACGTCGACGTGAGGCGCATCAAATCCCGTGGTCAGGACCGACACATTCACTAGATACTTGATCTCACGCGCCTTGAACCTTGCAATTATGGAGGCGCGTTCCTGATTTGCAGTGTTGCCTGTCACAATCGCGGACAACTCCTGCGGCAGGCTGGCGAGGCACTCATAGGCATGCTGCACCGTGGCAGCAAAGATCATCACGCCCTGCCGGTCGCGGCTCTGGGCTACGACGTCGGCGATGATGTCAGCCGTCGTGCGCCCGTGACCGATATAAGCGCGGTCGACATCGGCGGCGTCAAATTGGCCACGGCTATTCAATTTCATGTCGAGCGTGTGATAACTCTCGGCGTGGATTGTTCCCAGCCTTGGCGGCGTCAGGTAACCCATGTCGATCAGCTGGCGCGCGGTTATCCGGTCGACGCATGCTGCGAAATACGGCTTCTCTGTCTCATGAGACGGAACCGGTTTCCCGTCCGGCCACTGCCCGAAAATGTAACCGGTATTCATGCGGTACGGCGTTGCCGACATGCCGACGACGCGCAGGTTTGGGTTCTGCTCGCGCATGTTCTCAATGATGGATTTGATTGTCGGCGTGATGCCGTGGCACTCGTCGACGACGACCATAGCAAATTGGCTGCCAAACTTTTTGATTCGGTTGTGCACAGTCACCGGCGTCCCGAAGACGACTGGATGCCGCAACGACTTTGATCCGGCGCTTGCAGAGAAGATCGAGAACTTGTTGCCGGTCGCGGCATATTTCTCGCTGTTCTGGATCACTAGCTCGGCGCTCGGCGCGAGGCATAGGACGTGTTTGCCGCCTGATATGCGGTGAATAGTATTGGCAACCTCCGCAATGATATGGCTCTTGCCTGCGCCGGTCGCAGCCTCGATCAGGCACGGTTCACGCGTCTTTTTAATCCAGTTGATGATCGCGTCATGCGCTTTCTGTTGGTATGGTCTAAGCATCATTGCCCCACAAAAATTGTTTCTGTTGGGGATTCGTCAAACAGATACCAGCAGGCATTGTCCTTGCCGAGTGTCTTGCCAAACCATTTGACGCGACCGACGGCCACAATCTTATGGCACCGGCTCAGATACGGGATCGCCTGCTTTGTGTGCATCCAGTCTGCGTCAAAAAGCAGCCATGTCGGCCCCCAAAAGAATGAGCGCTCGATAATCTGGTGCAATACTTCTCGACCCCAAGGCGGGTTTGTAATGACAACGTCAGCACGTTTCATGTCATCCTTATTGAGGAACACAGCATCGGCCTGCTCGACGATCTTGTGTTGCGGATCGACATCATACGCGGCAACGCATTTGTGCCCGTGCTTATTTAATATCTTGATCAAAGCGCCGTTACCGGCGCACGGCTCGGCAAAGTAAGACTTTGGTTTAAGGTGTTTCAGAAGAGGCAAGACCGCTTCCTCTGGCGTCTCATAAAGATCGAGCCTGTGACGCTTAAACTCACTCCGCTTGCCCATCTAAATATTTCTCCGCATTTGGCATTTCACGTTCAATCAAATATTGTTCATAAAACATTCGAAGGGGCTTATAAATTGTATCCATGTAGCCCTTGTCAAATTTCACAATTTCAAGCTCTTCACCGTTCGGTGCCCACTGGTAAAAGTAACAGACGCTTCTGTTGGTCACGTAAAGTTGAACCTGCATCTGAGCGTAATAATACGGCTGCATCTTTGCCGTCTTGAAAACAGGCTTGGGGTTGTTCCGCAATCCAAACGGACACTTGACCTCGACCAGTCCTGTCGCGCCGACAAGCCCGTCTGGGCTCGCGCCCAGCCAGTCCTCATATTCATAGAAACCGCACTTCTCGACCGTGACGCCGGTGCTCATTTCAAATTGGCTAATCGCACCAGCCTCATTGGCAACGCCCCAATCGGTCGCGGGATTACCAACAAACTCTCTCGGCGCGCCGTGCCAGTCGCGCACCATCCGGCGCATGACATCCTTCTCATTTGAAAACGGCGACAGATTAAGGATTGCGCCAACCGCAGACCCAGTGACGCGGCCCTTGCGGGCGTTAAACCATTCTTCGCTACGCTGTTCCATTATTTTTTTTTGCCTTTTAAAAAAGGATTTTTTTCGCCAGTTCGCGATTTGCAGTATTCAATAAATTTTGGTGCATTTAAATTTTCTTTTTGAGTACCCCATTTCAAATTATCAGCTTTATTATTTAAAGCATTTTCATCAATATGAAGAACAAACAAATTAGGAGAATTGGGAACTCCATGAAAAGCTTCGCAAACAAGTCTATGAACTTTTAAATTTCCATGTTTTGAACTTGTAATTCCATAATATTCTCGAAGTGCCGTTTTAGCAGCTTTCCTTTTCGTCCCTAACACTGGTTTAGTTTTATAAACTCTTGTGCCACCATTTGGCATTTTTGATTGACTTTCAGGCAATTTAATTCTCCCAAAATTAGATGCTTGAATATCAGGAAAAGACGGAACGAATTTCCAAATTTCTTCTGTCATGAATACCCCCTTAGAAAAGACACCGTATCAATTCTAAGGGGGATTTCTAGTGAGGTCAATGCCCCTTAAAATGGAATATTATCTCCATCATCTTCCTCACTAGTTACCGCAGCAACCTTGGGAGCGGCTGCCGCAGCCATCGCCCCCGCGCCACCGGCACGAGGAGCCACAGACGAGATCCAATTCATACCCGTGCCGTCATCACGCTTCATCAGCATGACTTTGATCTGCATAGGCTTGTTTGTAATCGTCGACTGCAGAAGATCACTGTTTGGTGCCCGTCCTGACGCCTTGAGCTTTCCGCCTGCGTTCGCGTCGATCGCAAACAACATTTTCTTGGCCTTGTCCTTCTTTTGGACAGGGTTCTTCGCTTGCGGGTCTTCATCGTAGACCCAGAGCTTTTGAAACACCTTGCGGTTCTTGTAGTCCGCAGGCGCGACAACCGACCAACGCAACGAGATATATTTCAATCCGTTTTGATTGTTTTCAATTTTCGCTTCATCGATGACGGCGACGCAATCCGTTTTATCTGGGATCGGGTCAAGGTTGCCGCCACCTGTTTCAAATTTATTGCCTGTTTTGGCGACGTCATCGCCGTCTGAAAGTTCCCAGAAATCAGCCATGAGCCTTCTCCTTTTTGGCATGATGTTGCTTCAACGCGGGGATGAAATCAGCCAGAGGATTAACCCCCGGCAAAACCGGAATTGGCTCATTGATGCCAAAACGGTTTTTTGAGACATTGGCTGCGGTCGCGTAAGTGATCAAGACGCGAGTGCCGTCCGAGATCGCCTTCTTCCGTTCGCCCTCACCGGTGGTGAAAGTCTCAAGCTTCAAGAACCCAACGACGTCGACATCATCGACATAGGGAGGCATGCTTTTGGCATGCAAGCGCAATCCGTACTTTGAGAACGAATCGTCATCTGGCGGGTTTTCCATGCCAATCTCAACGTGAGCGATGAACACGGTGTTCATGCCCCGCTTGTCGGCAAGAATGCCAGCCGCTTTCCGAAGGCGCTGATGCATGCCAAGGACGGCATCACGGCCTGCGCCGTAGCCCCCCAGAGCCTGCTGGATGCCCCTCGGTTTCTTCGGGTCGGTGTCGACCACATACTGCGTAAACATGCGTTCAAGCGCCGTCACGCTGTCCACAACGAGCGTCTGATAATCATGAGGCTCGTTGATCAGTCCCTTGAGCTGCTCCCAAAGGTCTTCGGGCGTTCCCAAAACGGGAAATGCATCG